TGCTGCGCTGGGTGACCTCTACCGATCATTAGCTTGATAATCAACATTGGTTATTTTGTCAGGGGGACCAGAAGACACGCACATGCCCGCGCATATCTGGCGGGTGAATTCGGCGGATTATCTTTTTATTGGTGGTGTCGGGGCAGCCTTGGCCTCACCGATGTCGAGACCCTTGTGGGGCCGCTAGGGCCACCCCACCCCCTACCCATAGTTCTAGCAATCCCGACAGCAAATGTGGCGGGTGTAGTTACCGATATGGTTAAAAACAATGCTTTGGGGAAGTCAGTGGGTAGTCGGGGGGTATATCCCGGCGGGTTACAAACCCATTGTACTGTTGTATTCATAATTTGTCAAGCGTTAAATTTTTTTTGTTGACATTTGCGTATTACATAGCCATAATAGGTGCGTAGGTCGTATTCAGACTTAGCACATCTCTCCGATTTCATAGCGATATTTGCACAACACACGAGATTGTGGCTACAGTGAATCGGTCTACACTCCTCATTTACCCGAAAGATCACCATGTACACAGCAATGTTACTCATTTGTCACATAAATGCCATGCAGGGATGTATGGTAGTCACTGACGACTGGGGTCCGTACAAAACAAAAGAGGAATGTATGGCCCGTGTAGAGGTGATGATAGGCAACGTACAAGAAATAACACCGTTTATGATTGTTTCGGGCACACGATGCACTACCAAAGTTGGAGAAGCCACGTAAAAATGAACCTGATGCCCCAACAACCCGCCAAAAAACGGGAACTAACCACCCAACAGTCCCTTTTTCTTGACATCTTGTTTGAAAACGGCGGAAATATCACCGCTGCAGCCACAGATGCAGGGTATTCTGTGGGTAGTGCGTCGTGGTTACGCAAAACACTGGCAGATGAGATAGTAGAACGCACAAAAGACGTGCTATCTATGAACGCATTCAAAGCAGCCAACAGACTTGTAGCGACAATAGACAATCCCGCCCCCGAAAGAGGTGATGATCTACGTCTCAAAGCTGCCGAAAGCCTCCTGAACCGCGTAGGAGTCAAACAAGCGGAACAAATCAACCACAACGTAACGGCGGTTCACGGTGTAGTCCTGCTGCCCCCAAAGAAAGAGGTAGTAATTGATGGCTGATTACAGAACAACAACCACGAAAGAGAATGGTGGCACCAGAATCACCAGTGGAAACATGACTGCCACAGAAGCAGCCCGTATGCAACAAGAAAGAGAAGATGAAAAGAGACTATCTGTAGAAGATAAAGCTGCAGCAGCCTCTGCAAAGCTAGATAAAGAGACTTCAGCCAAAAAAAGATTTGATGCTATGCAACAACAGCTTGTTTCTGGTGCAGTAAAAGACATGACACTAGAGCAACAAGAAGCATTCGTTGCAGAATACAAAAAGTTAAAAGATATGTATAGCTTCGCTCACGGCGGTAAAGCCTGTCGTGGTCGTAAAGCAATGGGAAGCGCGGAGAAACCCTAGTGGCAGGACGGCCAAAGAAAGACCCCAACGCACCCAAAGCCTCGTACAACCTGTCCGTAAAGGAACGTGCCCGTCGTGCTGCTCAAAAGAAACTGAACGGAGCCAAACGCCGCGCAGCCAAAACAACCAAAGCAGCCGAAGACAAACGCAGATATGCCCGCAATCTTGAAGCAAAGATAACAAAGGTAGAAAAGGCACTTGTTGGTACGGAAACTAAAGTCGTTGATCAAGGAGACTTGTCTGAACTGCCTAGTGCCGTTTCAGAGTTGGTCAAGGACAGTGAGATTGTATTCCAGCCCAACGCTGGGCCGCAAGAAGAGTTTTTGTCTGCTGGTGAACGCGACGTATTATACGGTGGTGCAGCCGGTGGCGGAAAAAGTTTCGCGCTTCTTGCAGACCCGTTACGTTTTTGTCACAATAGCAACCATCGCGGTCTACTGCTTCGTCGCACTCTGGACGAACTAACCGAACTGATCGACAAGTCACGACAGCTATACACAAAAGCTTTTCCCGGTGCAAAGTTTCGTGAGTCCAAGTCAACGTGGCACTTTCCCTCCGGAGCAACAATCTGGTTCACCTACCTAGACAAAGACAAAGACGTAACTCGTTTTCAAGGACAGGCGTTCAACTGGATAGGCATTGATGAGATTACCCAATATCCTACACCCTACGTCTGGGATTACCTGCGTTCTCGTCTTCGTACTACTGATCCTGAACTCCAGCAACACTTGTACATGCGCTGCACTGCCAACCCCGGAGGAGTGGGTGGTTGGTGGGTCAAGAAAACCTACATCGACGGAACCCCAGAAAACAAGCCTTTTCCTGCGTTCGATATAGAGACAAAAAAAGACTTTGTGTGGCCCCCCGGCCACGAAAAAGCAGGTCAGCCGCTGTTCTTTCGTAAGTTTGTACCGGCACGGCTGACTGACAATCCTCATCTGATGGCAGACGGCCAGTACGAGGCCATGCTCAGATCGCTCCCAGATGTCGAACGAAAGCGACTTCTTGAAGGGGATTGGGACGTGGCAGAGGGAGCGGCCTTCCCAGAGTTTAGCCGCATCAAGCACGTCGTAGAGCCGTTCGAACTGCCAACCAACTGGCCGCGCATACGAATGGCCGACTACGGGTACGCTGCACCCTCATGTGTTCTGTGGGGCGCAATCGACTGGGACAACAACATTTGGATTTATAGAGAATTATACGAAAAACACTTGACAGCGGAAGAGTTAGCCGCTAAAATACTATCAGCGGAACAACTAGACCCCATACCTCACTACACGGTCCTTGACTCGTCTTGCTGGAACAAGACAGGTTTTGGACCATCAATCGCAGAGGTAATGATGCGGCAGGGTGTTCGTTGGACTCCATCAGATCGCAACCGCATTCAAGGCAAAATGGAAATACACCGTCGCCTAGCCGACGATCCTTACACAGAAGAGCCTCGCCTACGTTTCTTTTCTAGTTGTCAGAACATAGTCAAACAAATTGCTGGCATACCCCTGTCCAAAACAAACAGCGAAGATGTAGACACAAAGGCAGAGGATCACGCATACGACGCCCTGCGCTACGGAATGATGACACGCATGAGCGGGTATGCTTCCATACACAAACAATTAGGCGCGATAAAGAACCAAGTCCACCAAGTTCAAGACGAAGTATTCGGATACTGATAAATGGCAGAGATGACATTACAAGAGGCTTTTGATGCCCACACCAAAGGTAAAGACAAGACTCTTGTAAATAATTTTAGGGCTACTTTACGTGATCTTGAAAAAGCAGGGTTTCCCCCTAGCACTCCTGTATCTCAATTAAACACAGAAAAAAGTATAACTAATTTACAAAAGTGGACAACCACAGAGAGATTTAAAAAAGTATCCAGTGGATCAGGCATGTTTGCTTCTCGCGTTAAAACTTTAATTAACGTCGGAATCGGTCCTGAACAAACAAATGTTCTTTCAAACTACGAAAAAGCTAACAGAGGTAAGTCTACAGAATTTGGTATTCGTCTTACTCGTGCTGCTAGAAAACTAGAACTTCCTGCTTTTGACGATTTTAATGCGGCTATAGATGCTACGGCCCGACAGCTTACTGATAAAGAGGCCAAAGCATTCTTTATGATTAAGACGCTTACAGGACTTCGTAATCCTGACATTCTAAAGCTACAAGTTGGAAACGCTGTGGAAGGGGCTAAGTACGGATCATTTGATCCTGAAGTTAAAAAACTTTATAACCTAAGTAACAAAGGAGATCGTATCAACTACGATCTTGGTGAGATTGTACACGGTATACTTGCAGATTTAGCTGCAGATGCACAAGCAGAAGGTCGTACTGAATTATTTACACAGTCTGAAGAAAAAATACGAAGCACCATAAACCCGGTTATGAGATCAAACATGACATCTATGGGTTTAGAAATACGAGACTTGAACAAAAATGCTGCTGTAGATTTTAGTGTTCGTGATCTTAGAAAAAACATATTTGATATTTTGGAAGAAGAAATAGGAGCGGCAGATGCCAACAAAGTGTTGGGCCACTCTGATAAAGCAGATGTAGGTCTGAATCACTACAAAGTTGAAAGAAAAAGCCGTCGCAGTCTTTCTCGTCTGCAGAGTGCCCAAGAAATATTTTCTAATCTGTACATGGAGTCAGTAGGATTCGATAACCCTCAAACTTTATTTGGAAATGAGGGCTACGGATTTGCTAACGACAACTTTAAAGCTGGGACTGTAGTCCCTCTTACAGTGGATGCACCTGCTGAACAACAGGCGGTAGAAAGCCAAACAAG